TGACTGTCCAGTCATATGGATGCACTATTGTAGCGAGTCGTCGTAGGTCTGGCAAAACCAAGACCTGGGGTTCGGTTCGTTGGAGACCAACGATCGACCTTGGAGCGGGATCAAGCCCAACTGACTGGGCCGCCGTACAAGCGGCCTTTGGGCTGGATATCACACTATCCACGATTTGGGAAGCTTTACCCTGGTCATGGTTAGTTGATTGGTTTACCGATATGGGCGACATTCTTGCTGCCCATAGGAACACCATACCAGCCGCTCCGGAGAGAATGTGTATTATGTACACAGAATCGACGGAGACAGTGTACACGACTCACTCGGCTACGCCGGGGTGGTCGTGGGGCGGTGCTACCACGCGCAACGAATACAAGTCGCGCGCGGCGAATATCAATCCTGGTATTCTACCAACTGGTTACATCCCTTTCTTGGGAGATAGCCAACTGTCGATCCTGGGGAGTCTTGCGATAACCCGGGGTAACCGGGGTTAGCGTAGTGCTACCCAGAGATGAGGAACTATGATCGGCGATACTATCACTGTCACGTACAACACGGTTGCTACCGTGCTGGACAAGATTAACCAGGACAACTACTCGTCTGAGTACTACAAGCGGGGCGCTCTCGAAGAGATGCGTGTCCGCGTGCGGCATCAGAATGAGTCGGTGACTCCTGGCAAACCCGTTGCGTTTGAACGGCACCTGGTCGAATTGACCAGGACCGTCTATGCGACTTCAACGACTCCAGAACGTGTCTATCAGGTGTATACCGTGATCAGGCTCCAAAAGGGGTCGGATCCGGATGCAGCTGAGCTGCTTGTTTCCGCCTTGTGCGGACTTGAGTCAGCTACGTTCATCGATAAGGTGGTCGGCTGGCAGTCGTGAGACCGCTAATCGCTCGCCTATTCGAGGTCGTTGTCGTCTTCTTGCTCGATAAGATCAAGAAGCAACGGTCGTGATGGTATGCTGGTCGTAGCGTAGATGTAGTTCCCTATTATAGAAAGGAGACTAACATGAAAAGCTACGCCAGCTTCCTCGAGGGTCTTTACCTCAATATCCTTCGGGATATTGAGAGTGTTTACCCCCAATGCGCCGCTGAATGGAGTCGGGATCACTCCCGCCTCCTTTCGAATCTAGAAAGCAGAGGGACACGGTTCTTCACCGTGGACCTCCCGGCTATGGGCAAGCACTTTGATCAGTGCCTAGCCTCTGGCCGTCTCGTACCCTCTGGACTGCCTTGTCAAAGGCCGTTCAAGAGTGGCGTAGCAGTGCCCAGACTATTCAGGGCGTTGTTACGGAGAGTTTTCTATGATGATGGCGCTTTACGGCCTGACGTCGACGCTTCCGCCGTTCTGTTTCTACGGCAGCTATACTATGCTGCTAAGAAACTTCGACAGGAGTGTGAACCTACCTATGTCTACAAGACAGTGGCTGAGTTCTATGACGTCGAGAAGTCTTGTCGTCGTCCTACTCTTGAGTGGGATTCCGACCACTTCGTGGTCAACGGCGTTGGAGCCCGCGTACGTTTCGGTGAAACGGACGGAGGCCCTGACAACGAAGACTCCGAAGCGGCGCAGCCGACCCTCTTTCCTAAAGAGGAATCAGCTAGCACTACTTCTCCCTGCCTACCGCTACTCCAACGCGTCTGCGATTGGGTGGTTGGCGGGCAGTTTGGTCTCGTAAATTGGCGAGACCTGAGGCCTAAGCATGGACCTGGT